CCAAATGGATTGAATATTAAATCAACTGGATTTAAAATTGCTGGAGAATCTTCAACTGTATTTTTTACAGATAATCCAATTGATACCGAAAAAGGAACTTTAGCAATCGTCAAGATTGATGCTAATGATAATAAGGTAGTCGTTGCTAAAGAAGCAGGAACAGTTGATTATAAGAAAGGAGAAATTCTTCTTAATACAGTAAACATTATTGAGACTGACCGACCAAATAATATTATTGAGATTCAAGCATTTCCAGAATCAAATGATGTTGTAGGTCTTAAAGATCTTTATTTGAATTTTGACATTTCTAATAGTGGAATAAATATGGTTAAAGATGTTATCGCATCTGGTGAAGATATTTCTGGTGTCTCATTTACAAGAGATTACTATACTTCAAGTTATTCAAACGGAGCATTACAGAGGAAATAAGATATGTCGCATTTTGAGAAGAAAGTGCAACTCAATAAAATTATTGAGAGCCAACTTCCAGAATTTTTAGTTGCCGACTTTCCTAAAGCGGTAGAGTTTTTTAAGCAATATTATATCTCTCAGGAAGCACAAGGCGGTAATATCGACCTGGTAGATAATCTTGATAGGTATATTAAATTAGATAATCTTATTCCAGAAGTTGTTGTTGGCACGACAAGTCTCTCTGCAGATATTGATGCTACGTCTACTACAATTAATGTATCTTCAACAAAAGGATATCCAGACGATTATGGTCTCCTAAAGATTGATGATGAAATCATTACCTATACTAGCAAAACAGACACTTCCTTTATTGGATGTGTCCGTGGTTTTAGTGGTGTAACTGGATTTGATGATACAACAAAAACATATTTTGCAAATACTAATCGTCAGAGTGTAATTTTTGAAGATACTATTGCAACTAGTCATAGTGCAAATGCAACTATTCAAAATCTTAGTGCTCTTTTCTTACAAGAATTTTATAAAAAATTAAAGAAAACATTTACTCCTGGATTTGAAGAAGAAACGTTTGTATCTGATCTTAACGTCTCAAACTTCATTAAACACGCTAGAAACTTCTATCAGTCTAAAGGTATAGAGGAGTCTGTAATCATCCTCTTCAAGGTCCTTTACGGGGTCACTGCGAAGGTTATTGACCTTGAGGGTAGATTGATTAAACCTTCTTCTGCTGATTATATTAGGAGAGAGGTTGCTGTAGCTCAGGTAATTTCTGGAGATCCTTTTGGTTTAGAAGGTCAAACTATTTTTAAATCGACTGATCTTGAGACAAATGCTTCTGTATCAGAAGTAGAAATTTTTACTAGAGAGAATGAAACTTTCTATAAACTTGGATTGTTTATTGGATATAATGATCGAGATCTTGTAGAAGGTTCTTTCACAATACCTGGATATTCGAAAGTCTTAGAGACAGTAAATCCTGGAGATTCTGTTATTAGTGTAGATTCCACGATTGGATTTGATGAATCAGGTACAATAATTAGTGGAAATAATACAATAACATACACATCAAAGAGTGTTAATCAGTTCTTTGGTTGTAGTGGTGTCACAAATATTATTGATGTTACAGATTCAGTTAGATCAAATGAAACTGTTTTTGGATATGAGAATGGTGATGTAACTAAAAAGTGTGAACTTCGTATTACCGGTGTACTATCGGATTTTGAAACACTCGAAGATATTTCTCTTGTAGAAGTTGGTGAAAGAATTTCTGTAAAAAATGTTGGTGAGGTAATTCAAAATCCAGCACAAAATAAAACCAACAAAGAAATATTTGCAAACTCTTGGATATACAATACTAGAACAAGATTTGAAGTAGAAAGTATTAGTGGTAATTCTTTATTTTCTTTGTATAGTGAAGTTGACAAATCAACTTTACGAGTTGGAGACTCTGTTGAAATTTTACTCGGAAAAAGTGAGCAAGTAGCTCCAGGTGGATCAAATGCGATTGTACAATCTATTACACAATCTAATGTAGTTCTGAGTAATATTGGATCTTTTGTTCCAGTATTAAATCAGTCTTATAGTATTAGAAGAAAACTTGTTAAAGGTAATAGTTTAGTAACTCCAATAAAAGAAGGTAATAATGTCTATATTGCAAATACTTTAAACGTTTACACTGATGATACTGAAGAATTTGGATATATCGCATCAAATTCTTTACCTGGATATCAGATTACGGATCAAATTGTTGAGTCATCTATACCAGACGGTCAAGAGTCTAATCTTGATGGGTATAGTGATGAACTAAAGACTTGGAAATCTATTAAATTTAGCTCCTCTGTAAGATTTTTAAGTGGAGATCGTGTAAAATATACTGCTGAAAATCAATTAGTTGGATTGGTCTCTGGCGATTATTACTATGTTAAAGTTATAAAATCAAATGAAATTGAATTATATCTATCCCAATCATCACTACATTTAAGTATTGGTAAACCAGTTAGATTCATTCCAAATCAACTTGGAGGAACGCATACATTTACTCTTGATAGGCATGAAAATAAAGAGTTATCTTCTAATAATATTCTTAGAAAAATTCCATTAAAACAATTAACCACATCTAAAGAAGATGTAAGAAATATTGGAAACGTTGGTGTTCTTATAGATGGTGTTGAAATTACTAGTCCAGATTCTAGAGATGCCGTTTATTTTGGTCCTTTAGAAAAATTTGAAATTTTAAATGGTGGTAAAGATTATGATGTAATTAATCCACCAGAAATAAAGATTGCTAGTGGAGTATCTACTGCTTTGGTAGAGCCCGTCATTGTAGGAAGTGTAAAGCAGGTTTTTGTAGATCCTCAAGATTTTGATGTAGATGATGTTGTTTCAGTATCACTAACTGGTGGAAATGGTAGTGGATGTGTATTAGATCCTATTTTTGGATCTAGATTCAGAGAAGTATCATTTGATAGTCGTTCTCTAGGTCTTGGTGGTGGTGTTGATATTACTGATGAAACTATTACTTTTATTAAAGATCATAACTTTATCACCGGACAACCTATTATCTACAATAATAATGGTAATGATTCAATTTCTATAGGAAATGCTGGTGATCCCACTAATACAATCACAGGAACTTTGGGTAGTGGTGATCAGTACTTTGCCAGATATGTTAATCCATCAACCATTAAAGTTCATAATACCGAATCAGACGCTCTTGCAGGTATAAACACCATTGGATTTTCCACGGCAACAACTGCTGCTGGTGTTCATCACTTTAGAACTCTTCCTAAAAATAATCTTAGACAAATTAAAGTATTAAGTCCTGGTTCTGGATATACTCATAGAAAACTGAGGGTAAAGACATCAGGAATTTCTACAACATATAATACTATATCTTTTAAAAATCATGGATTTGAGACAGGTGAGACTGTTAATTATTCAACCACTGGAAATGTTATTGGCGGATTGAATACTTCTAATCAATATAAAATTCAAAAAATTGATTCAGATACTTTTAGAGTAATTGATATAGGTGTTGGTGGCACAATTACTACAGATAGTGTAAGAGGTAAGTATACTAATCTTACAGATGTTGGTAGTGGATATCATGTATTCCAATATCCACCCATTGAAATAACCGCAAATATTTCATATGAAGGAGGGGTAACAGGAACATTTACATTCACTCCTTTAGTTACAGGAGAAATTGTTGACGCATATCTTTATGAAACTGGTACAGGTTATGGAACAACAACTTTAAATCTTCATAAAAAACCTACTATTAATGTTTCTGAAGGAAAAAATGCACAGTTTTTACCTATTATTATTAATGGCAGAGTTGTTGACGTACAAGTTTTAAATGGTGGAACAGGATATAAATCAACTCCAGAATTAGTTATTGAAGATACTGTAGGAACTGGTGCAATTATTAGACCAGTAATGACTAACGGTAAAATTACTGATGTCGTAGTAATTAATGAAGGTATTGGTTATAATGAAAATACAGCATTAATTAAAGTAAAGTCTAGGGGATTTGGTGCGAAGTTTGATACTAGAGTTAGAAAACTTCACGTCAATGATGCTGAAAGATTCTCAAAATTCTCTAAAAATCAAAGTGAGAAGATTTTTTCAAACTTATATAAAAATGAAGAAGAAGATTCCCTCATATATGGAATATTTGGATATTCTGAAGATTTAGCACAAAATCTTGAATCTCTAGATGGATTTCACTCACCAATTATCGGGTGGGCATATGATGGAAATCCAATTTATGGTCCTTATGCATATTCCGATCCTGAAAATATTTCTAATGTTAAAATAATTAAACCAAGTTATGAATTATCATCTTCTTTAGTTGAAGATAGACCAGATTTTGAGGATGGATTTTTTACTGAAGATTACAGATATACTGGAAGTGGTGACTTAGATAAGCATAATGGACGTTTTGGAAAAACTCCAGAATATCCAAATGGTGTTTATGCATATTTTGTTGGCGTTACAACTGACATTACATCACCAACTCCTGCAGCATTTGAACCACAGTATCCATATTTTATTGGGAACACATATCAATCAGAATTTATTGAGGACAATCTTGTCTTAGATCATAAATTTGATTTTAATAATTCAAACCTTGTTAGAAACACTTTACCATATAGTGTTGCTCGCTTAAGGGAGGACTATGATTTTATTAATGAAAGTTATGAGCAATCTGATCAATTTAATTTTGTAAAATCTGTATCTCAAGGAGATATTGATCAAATTAATGTTATTAGTGGTGGAAGCGGATACAAAATTGGAGATAGTGTTAATTTTGATGATACAGGTACTAATGGTGCTGGATTAAGAGCACAAGTGTCTGAATTAGTTGGTGTAGCAATTACTTCCTTAGATACAACACTTGATAATTATGAAAATGTTGTATTTGAATGGGATAATGATAGAGAAGTATCCGCTTATAATATTCCGGGATTTGATATCTTTGATACAGATACAGTTGTTGTTTCTGGATTATCAACATCAGTAGATGCTCTTGCAAGTTCATTTACTGTTGGATTCAGTACAGAATCAGTTTCCCTTGCAAAGACTATGACTGAATACAGTGGTCTTCCTGCACAAGAGGGTAAATACGAAGATATCTTTACTTCTAGAGACTTTAGTAATGTTTCGATTGGAAATTCTATTAGAATTGTTTCTGATGAAGGAACTGAAATTGTAAAGGTATTGAACGACTTTAATAATGGAATTTTGAGAGTTCAAAGATCAGGTAGTATTGGAACATCCCATAATGCTGGTGGTAGACTTGAACTTCTTAATGATCGTATAGTTCTTCCAGTAAAAACCAAACAGTTTGATTCTAAGAGAAATGAAATAGTATTTTTTAATGCACTTCAATCTGTTGGTGTTGGAACAACACCTGGAGGAGCAGTTGAAAAAACATTCTTAGTTGGAGACACAAATGTAACTGTTAATATTCCAACTAGACAGATTCGTATACCAAATCATCCATTCAAAACAGGACAAAAAGTTAAGTTTGAAAAAAATCCATTTGCTGGAGTAGATGAAATTATTGCTGCTGACAATTCTGGCGATGTTGGTTACAACATTCCATCAGCGGTATCTGAATTTTACATAATTGATAAAGGAAAAGACTATATTGGTTTAACATCCCAAAAAGATCTTGCTACTTCGGGAGATGGTTTATTTTTCCTCAGTGCTCAAGAAAATAACTCAGAATACAAACTGTCTTCGATTTTTCCACAAGTAACCGGAGATCTTAGTAAAATTAATACCAAAATTAGTTGCGGCACTACTCATGGATTACAAGTCGGAGATACTATTAATCTAACTGCTAAACCTAATACTATAGTTGGTCTTGGAACAACAGCAGCTTGTACAGCAGCATTTGATGTTGATAATCAACTTTTACTAATTAATCGTGTTGGTATTAATTCAACAGAATTTAACATTATTAATGATACTATTACATCTCCTAACCATGGATATAGAACTGGAGACAAGTTGTTATATACATCCGATGAAGTAGCAGAAGGTCTTGTTTCGGGTCAATCTTACTATGTTATCAAAGATACTTCTAATACTTTTAAACTTGCAGAAACTTTATATGAGACTAATTCTTCAACAGAAAAGCATATCAATTTAACTGGAATTGGTGATAGTTCGCATAAATTTGCATTAATTAATCCACAAATTGATGTTGCAAAAAATAATAGTCTTCAGATTAAATTAGAAGATCCATCTCTCACAGGATATGAACTAAAAATCTATAAAGAAAATGATTTTATTAATGAATATAATTCATCTTCTGATAACTCAAATTTCAATGTTGTTGGTGTTGGTACAGCAGGTCTTAGTGGTGCATCAGTTACAATTAAGTATTCTGAAAATGTACCATCTAAACTTTTTTACTCCCTCGAAAAGGGTGGATATATTAGCACCGCTGACAGAGATGTAGTTAATTTCTCTGAGATTAACTATATTGATAGTGAATATAGTGGAACATATAAGGTATCTGATACTGCAAATACAACTTTTAATATTTCACCATTAAAATTACCAAAAGTTTTAAATTATACATCCAATCAATTTGATTCCTTAAAATATACAGTTAAATCCTCTACTAATATTACTGGACCCATAGCAAAAGTAAATATTATTTCTAAAGGATTTAAATATGAAAAACTTCCAAAATTAAAAGACATTACTACTTTAAATGGAATTAATGCAAATGTAGAGACCGTTTCATCTTCTATTGGAAGAATTAATAAAACAAGGTTTAGTAATATCGGATATGATTATCCTTCAGACAAAACCCTGAGACCACAAGCAAATATTCCACCTGTAATTAGAATTGATAATTTAGATACGATTACTGAATTTAATATAATAAGTGGTGGTAATAAGTATATTACTGCTCCAGATATTTTACTTTGGAATGATACTACTAATGAAATTATTGATTCCACATCTTTAGTTGCTGATGCTCCGAATGGAGCTATTTCAGAAATTAACCAAATAGCACCTATATTTGGTTTACAGTCTGAACCACATAGAATTATTTCAATCAATAATTCTAATGGTGTTGGTATTAGTAGTATTTCTACTAGTAATTCTGGAATAGCTACTTGTATTTTAGAAACTCCAATTTTTGGATTTATAACACCCCCATTTGCTCAAGATGATCTTATATTTGTAGAAGGGACTGAGTTGGTTACCGATGGAGATGGATATAACTCTGAAAATTATAACTACAAATTCTTTAAAGTTATTTCATACACTAACACGGATCCAGCAGAACTAGAATTTAAACTTGCTGGTGAGGATGGTGTTGGTCTTACCACAAATCCAGGAATTGCAAAAACTGCTGCATCTGGATATGCAACAATTATTAATAAGAAAGATTATCCAGACATCAAAGTTCTTCAAGATAGAAGTAGTTTTGCTTTAAACGAAGGACTACTTGTAGATGTTGGTGGAGGATTTGTAAAGACAGATCTTACAATTTCTCTGGTGAGAAGTGATTACATCAAAGTAGAAGGAAGATTTGATTTAGAAAAGGGATATAAAATTAAAGGTGTTATTAGTGGATGTATTGCTGATGTAACTAAGATTGATACAAAGAGGGCAAAGTTCAATATTAATTATTCATCCAAACTTGATATTGGATGGAAAAATGATATTGGTAAAATTAGTGAAGATTATCAGGTTATTCCAGATAATGATTATTATCAAAATCTATCATATTCTGTCAAGAGTCCTATTACTTGGGATGAATTTTCATCGCCAGTAAACAGTATAATTCATCCTGCAGGTCTTAAGAATTTTGCTGATGTTGGAATTTCTTCTACTGCAGATACAAAGACTGGTATTGGAGGATCGGCAATAGCAATTACAATTCTTGATGTTGTTAGTGAAAAAAGAGTAGATACTATTAATACATTTGATAATGCTATCGATGATAACCCTCAACAAAACAATATTAATGATTTCTTACAATCAAACTCTTTAGAAATTCAAAATAGAAATCTAACAGACTTTACTAAATGTAAAACCAATAGAGTTTTAATTCATGATGACGTTAGTGATAAATTCTCAAGTAGTGGATTTAAAGATATTTTTAAAGAAATTGAAGAGATCGATACTCTTGATAATCATGTGAGATATTTGATTCAAATTATTGATCCAGATAGTGGAAATATTCAAATTACAGAATTAGTATTGCAGTCTACTTTACTCAATACATACTTGTTTACAAAGTATAATAGTTTTAGTGAAAAATTACTTGGAACATTCCGTGCAAATGTTGATTCATTTGGAAGAAAAACTTTAATATTTGATCCGGTTGATCCATATGATACAGATCATGATATTAAGGTATTGAAAAAGACTTACTTATATCAAGATCTTCCTGCAGGCATTACTGGAATTGGGACAGAAGATCTTGGATCTATTAACCTTACAAGTACATTTACACCTGGAATTGGTACTGTTGGAACTGCTACAAGTACAAAAACTCTCGTGGAGTTTAATGTAAATGATTTTAATGGTGCATTTGCTAGTGTTGAAATTAGAGATAGGATTGGAATAGATGTAAATTACATTGAAGCATATATCAACTTTGATGGAATTAATACTCCTCAAATTTCTGAGTACTATTTTGATTCTGAAAATATTTCATATAGTTCAGTTCAAACTGGCATTCTTGATGCAGTATATGATTCAAACTCTGGAATAGTTTCTTTAACAGCAACTAATAATGAATTTGATAATACTGATGTATATGATGTACGCTCTACCGTTGTTGGATTTGGAACTACAACATCTGGTATTGGAACATATCGATTCCTTGTTAGTGGGCAACCAGAAGGTTCTGAAAAGAGTGTTAGATTAGAGTCTAAATTTGGAGAAGGAACAGGTCCTATAAGATTAGGTACTTTTGATATTAATGAGGTTGCATCATCCAATTCTATTGTTCGTGTTTCTGCAGGTCAATCCTCTGCAATACACCAGGTAACAGTTGTTGCAAATGATATTGCAGGAGAAACCTATGTTACTCCTGGTCCATTCTCAGGAATTAATACTACATCAGGTATTGGAACATTCGGATCTCAAATTAATGGAAGTGATTTTTATCTAAACTTCTATCCAGATCCTGGATATAATGTTAAGGGGCAATCATTTAATGAAGTTCTCTATAGATTCAGTGATTTCGATAATGAACCATTACCTCTAGAGTTTGGTCCATCAGAACAAAATGTGTTCTTAACTGCTTTTGATGGTCTAAATGGTGAAAGAGCAAATAGAGTTAGATTTAAATTAACTCATGAGAATAATCCAATTTATACTAAAGAATTTAATCCTGCAGACACAACTAAGTTAAATTATGAAACAGGTGTATTTACATTCCCAAATCATTTCTTTAATACTGGTGAAGAATTGTTCTATATACCAAAATCTACATTTGCTGGAGTCGGTCAGACTGCAGTAGGTATTGGTACAACAGAAAATTATCTTGGAATTGCTACTGATAAACTACCTGAAAGAGTTTATCCAATTGCTCTTACACCAGATAGTTTCCAACTAGCAACTAAAAAAGAATATGCTAAAGCAGGTATCTTTGTAACATTTACTGATGCTGGTGAAGGAAATGCTCATGAATTAGAATTTTCTAAAAAACTTTCTAAGACAGTCATTGCTCTTGATGGTATTGTGCAGCAACCAATTACATTTACACCTATTAATCATGATCTCGATTTTAATAATGGTGGAATTAGTGCTGGTATTGCCACATTTAATCTCAGTGGTATTTCATCAATTCAACCAAGAGACCTTCTTAGAATTGATGATGAATACATGAAGGTTATTGAAGTTGGTCTTAGTACTAACTTCAATGGTGAAATTCTTGGACCAATTAATGGTATTATTGCTGCAGGATCTGCTGCAACACACCCAACAGTATCAGTTAAGAGAGGTATTGTTGGTTCTGCTGCTACAACACATTCTGATGGAGCAAATGTTCAAATATATCGTGGATCATTTAATATAGTTAAGAATGAAGTATTTTTTGTTGATGCACCAAAAGGAAATACTAGAGCAAGAAGAGATGAATCTAATTTACCATATGTAAAAGCAGAATTTAATGGAAGAACATTCTTGAGATCAAACTATGATTCAAATATGATCTTTGATGATATTTCTGATGAATTTACTGGAATTGGTAAAACCTTCGCATTAACTGTTGGAGGTGCTAATACTTCGGGTATTGAACCTTCTAATGGAATATTATTCATTAATGGTGTCTTTCAAACTCCAACTACTAATAATAATTCTGGAAATAATTATGAAATTGAAAGCGATGGAACCGCAGGAATCACTACAGTAGTATTTACAGGTATCACTTCAGAAAACGGTTCTAAAGTTCAGTCTGTATTTGATATTAATCAGAATCAAGTTCCAAGAGGTGGATTGATTGTTTCCTTAGGATCTACACCTGGACTTGGATATGCACCTCTTTTTGGAGCAAAAGTTAAAGCTGAAAAGAATTCTTCTGGAGCACTTACTGAAATTGTTGGTATAGACACTTATACTAATCCAGTTTCTATCAGCACTGCATTTTATAATAAGTTTTCGGGTGTTCTTAATATTGAAACTGTAGATTCGCACAATTTAAAAGATGGTGATAGAGTTCAGTTGGTAGGATTGCATTTTACATGTACTCCCGCATACACTGGAGTTACAACGACAATCTTCCCAGATCATGATCGTTCATTTGATATTACTAACATTATTAGTGCAACCAAATTGAATGTAAATGTTGGTCCTAGTAGCATTACTCACCATTATGTTGGTTTTGGTTCAGTTTATGAGCACTTCTCATTAAACAATGGTTCTGGATATAGAGGACCAGTCTCAATTGCTGTAACAGATCTTGCATATGAGCACAGATTTGAAAGAGCATTAACCAACGCTATTACAGCAAATACTGGCACTCAATTTACACCAACTGCAGCAAAGTATACTTCACATACTGGTGTACTTCAACTTACTATTCCAAATCATGGTCTTACTGTTTCCAATACGGTAACTATTACTGATGATTCATTGTTCTTTAGATGTTCCGATGATAATTTCTTTACTGAACAACCATATCCAAGATCTACGGATCCAGCATCTGGATCTACTTTAGCAATTGATTCAGTTACTAGTAGTACGATCACTGTAAACGTTGGACCTGGTGGTGGTGCAGGAACAGGTGCTACAGTTGAAGCAACTGTAGGTGCAGGAGGAACACTTGCGTTCAATATCACAAATCCTGGAAGTGGGTATGTTAATCCTGTTATTCAAATTCCAGAACCAAATTATGAAAATATGCCTATCGTAGGTGTTTCTAGACTTGGTATTGGTGCTACAACTGAAACAGGTAAAAATCTTCTGATGAATTTAACAGTTGGTGCTGCAGCAACTGTTGGTGTTGGTGCATCACTCTCTCTTATTGATTCTTTTAAAATTGTTAGAAGTGGTTATTCATTCAGACCTGGAGATGTTTTTGAAGTAGTTGGTCTCGTAACCGCTAAAGATTATAGTGAACCTATTGCTCCATTCCAACTTGAAGTTGTAAGCACATTTAATGATTTCTTCTCTGCTTGGACTTTTGGAGAAATGGATTATATTGATGATATCAAAAGTTATCAAGATGGGATTAGAAAGAGATTCCCATTAATCTATAATGGAGAACCTTTAAGTTTTGAACTTGATCCTAATGAGCCTCTTTCTTCGGCAATTGATTTGGATGCAGTTCTTATGATCTTTATTAATGGCGTTCTTCAAACCCCTGGATATGCTTACAATTTTACTGGAGGAACATCATTCCAATTTACAAGACCACCAAGAAAAAATGATAAGGTAGATATTTTCTTCTATCTTGGTCAAGAGGGTGTTGATGTTGAAATTATAAGAGTTACAGAGACTATTAAAATAGGAGATGATTTATTTGTTCAAAAACATCCATTATATCAAGAAACTGTAGATCAATTAAATTCAAGAATAGTTACTAGAATTACTAGTTCGAAAAATGTTGATACTCCAATTTATACTGGTCCTGGTATAAATCAAAATATATTCAAACCATTTGATTGGACAAAACAGAAAAAAGACTTCTATGTTAATGGTGATGCTCTTTATAAGACAAGAGATTCGCTTGAACCAAGAATTTATCCAACGGCTAAAATCATTGGTGATTTAGATTCGACTTCTAAAAATATTTTTGTAGATAATGCTCAGTTCTTTAAGTATGATAATGAATTTTATAATGTAAATCAAGGATCTTTTGATTTTGATGGATTTATCATTGATCATGATAATCCAACATCAGCAAAACTTTCTCCAGTTGTTAGTGCTGCAGGATCGGTTACATCTGTCAATATTCTTGATGGTGGTAGTGGGTATTCTCAAGGTACCGTTAATGTTAGTATTGCATCACCAATTGGTGGAATTGGAGATAATATATTTAAACAAGAAGTTGTAAATAGGGGTGGAACTATTGGTGCAGGATCTAATACTATTACTGGTATTATCACTTCATCAATTATAGTTGGTCAGTCACTAGCAAGTGTATTTGATGGTTCATTAGAAATCATTGATAATACTTACAATGTTACTTCTATTTCTTCAGAAAGTAACGGAACTGTTGTGCTTAATAAAAATGCTGTTAATACAGAGCAGTTAACAAAGAGATTTGACTTTGGTTTCTATCAAGAACAGGTTCGTGCTGAGGCAACTGCTACAGTTTCTGCAGCAGGAACTGTAGCATCAATATCAGTAACTAATACTGGAACTGGGTACACAAATTCCACTCCACCAAATGCAATTGTAGGAATTACTACACTTGCAAGAACAGAGAAAATTACCAAGTTTGAAAATGTTCAAGGATTTACTGGAATTATTACTGGTATTAATGAAACTACTGATAGTGGAGGTCAAAAGTCAATTAAATTTAACTTCACTGCATTGAAGAATTATACAGTTGAAGGTGAATTGGAGGTTGCAGGAGATATTACATCTCTTGCAGTTGGTTATCCAGTCGTAATTTCTAATACTAAAGTTGGTAATGGTGTTACTTCTGTAAATGGATCAGATAATTCAGTCGTTGGTATTGGAACATCATTCCTTGATAACATTTACATTGTGAAGGAATATACTATGACTAATACTGCAGATGGTGAAATTATTTGTAATGTTATTTCATCTAGTAACCTCACAGGTATTGGATCTACTGGTAATTTTGATGATACTAATGCAGGTCTAACAACTTCTCTCGGAAAAATGTCTTGGGGTAGAATATATGGTAATGATGTAGAACGTGGATCTTCCCCAATTTCTATTGGAGTTACTGGATTAACAGTTGATGCGGGACTTTCAACATTCCCAACAATTCAAAGAAGAGGAGATTTTGGTGAAGATAGAACTGGAGCAATTCGTTCTAGAAGTCTAACTAACAATCTTAATTTTTATCTCCCATAATCTACTATAAATATATAAAAAAAGATAACAATGTCCGCACTTGTTACTGATCAATTTAGAATTCTGAATGCCAGTAATTTTGTTGAATCGTTTTTTGACGATAAAAACTCATATTACGTCACAGTAGGTCTTCCTAATCCGGCAATAACTGGATTTGGAAGGACTACTACATGGAATACTAGTCCACCTGCACCTATTGATAATTTTCAATATACATCACATTCTGGTGATGTTATGATGTTTGGAAAAAAGGTTTCTTCTTCCAATGTAAAAAGATTGATAAGAAGAATTGATTATGTTCAGGGTGACAGATATGAAATGTATCGCCATGATTATAGCATTCTTAATCCATCCCCACTAACCAATGCATCTAGATTATATGATGCAAAGTATTATGTAATGAATGAGGATTATAGGGTTTATGTTTGTATTGAAAATGGTTCATCTGGAGAAAATCCAAAAGGAGTTCCATCTCAAGATCAACCAACCTTTACCGATTTAGAACCAACTAAAGCAGGTAATAGTGGTGACGGATATATTTGGAAGTATTTGTTTTCAGTAAGTCCAAGTGATATTATAAAATTTGATTCTACTGAATATATTACTGTTCCAAATAATTGGGAATCTTCAACGGATGCGGAAATTTTATCACTTAGAGAAGCGGCTGATTCATCGGTAAATGAAAATCAAATAAAAACAGTTTACATTGAAGATTCTGGTTCTAACTATGCTAATGGTTTAGGACAAGAAATGGACATCATTGGTGATGGAACTGGTGCAAAAGTAAGAGTCGATGTTGTTGGTGGAAAAATTACTAACACTGTTGTTACTACAGGTGGTAAAGGATATACTTATGCAATGGTTGATTTGGGTAAAATTAACTCAAGTGCAGCAATTGCTGGAACTACAGCACATTTGATTCCAATTATTCCACCATCCAAAGGTCATGGATATGATGTATATAAAGAGTTAGGAACTGACAAAGTTCTTGTATATGCTCGTTTTGATGGCAATGATAAAGATTTCCCAACTGATACTACTTTTGCTCAGGTAACAATTTTAAAAAATCCAACAGCAGTTGGAACTAGTAATACTTTTACTGAAAATAATTTTAATAATCTAAATGCATTAAAATTTTCATCTGTGACCACTGGTACACCAAAAGTAGGTGAAAAAATTGTACAAACTATTGCTGGTGGAAAAGCACTTGGATATGTTGCTTCTTATGATGAAGAAACAAAAGTTTTGAAGTATATTCAAGATAGATCATTATTCTTAAATCAAACAACAATTAATACTAAAGATTATGCAGGTATTTCTACCGATGGTAGAAAATTTGATTTTGAATCATCTAGTGAGCCAATTAATGGAGAAAGTTCATCATTTAGTGCAACAATTGATACTGGATTTGCAGGATTTACCACAAATCCAACAGGAACCAAATTAATTAACCTTGGTGTTAATTTTACAGGGGGCATTGCAGTTTCTGAGATAAATAAAGGTTCAGGGGATATTATTTTCCTTGATAATCGAGCAAGTATTGCTAGAAACACTCGCCAAAAAGAAGATTTAAAGATAGTACTGGAATTCTAAAAAATGCCACAGAAGACTAACCTCAATGTAAGTCCTTATTATGATGACTTTGATAAGGATAAAAATTTTTACAAAGTTTTGTTCAAACCTGGATATCCTGTCCAGGCGAGAGAATTAACTGGTCTTCAGTCAATTTTACAGAACCAAGTAAAATCCTTTGGTAGTCATATATTTAAAGAAGGTTCTATGGTGATTCCTGGAGGAATCACTTGTGATAATCAGTTTACTACAATAAAAGTAAATCCCAACCATCTAGGTCTTGATATAAGCATATATCTGGATGCTCTTACTTCTGGTAAAGGAACTAGAGTTAAAGGTGTAACTTCTGAGATTGTCGGCACAATTAAAGGTTATATTCTTCCACCAGATTTGGGTGTAGATGATATTACTTTATTTGTTAAATATTCTGATGGCGCTAGTGATGGAGAATCTATAGAATTTTTTGATGGCGAAACAATTCAACTGCAAGAAAATATTACATATGGGAATACAACGCTTGTAAGCGGAGATACTGTATTCAGTCTAGTAAATAGCAATTCAACTGCCGTAGGATATGCTGTAGGCGTTGCAGAAGGCGTTTATTTCATTAGAGGAACATTTGTTGATGTTCCAAATGCTCAAATTGTTCTCGATCCATATGATAATGAGCCATCATTTAGAGTTGGATTTGATATTGTAGAAGAAATTATAAATTCCGACGAAGATCCTTCTCTTAACGATAA